GAATACAACAAGCTGATAAGTTCTCTGTAAGCTTTTGCCCATCCAATTTTGCTGTCTGCCACGTGTATAACGGTATCGGTGTCATGGAATTCCTCTGCTACTTCAGGTAGTTTAGATACGTACTGTCGTTCAACAGAGAAGCCTACACCTGTACCGCACATCAAGACGTACATCATCTCATCAAACGCTTTAGGGTGGTCTATAGGTAGGTAGCTACAGTTAAACCCAGCTACGTTGTCACGGTCAAGAGCCTCACCTGCAGTCATTAAAGCCCTCATGCTGGGCATAACATCTAGATCATGAATATCTTTGAACATCCCATTAGCTTCTTCAAGAGTAAGCTTACCCTTCTCAACCCAGAAGTTTAAGTACCTGTCGATTGTTTCTTCCCAAGTCTCTCGACGTTGCTCGTCTGGTAGGTAACGTGCGTAGCGGGACTTGTGAATGTATTGTTGATATGCGTCCATTAATTTAATTCCTTAATTAGTCGTTCAATGTACCACCGACACTTGCGTAAGTCTTCGATGGGTTTACCTTTGTAGTCGTAACGCCAGAGGTATTTCAATGCGTTACCCTTAAGATAACCACGAAACTCATGCTCAGGCATGGATGCCTTGATAGCTTCGATGGCTTCTACTGCGCCTTTGTTATAATGATCAGGCTTTTCTACTGGGTCAGGTACTGCTCTCAAACTGTCCCACTCTGAAGGGGTTATGTTGTCGATGCTCATCCGTACTTTCTCCTGAGATAGTTCATACTGATTGGTAGCTCATCAAAGGAACCGTTGTTTACTTCGTTGAGCATCCAGATTCCAGACCAGCTTCCGTTCGTTTGAGGGTTTAAGTAGTCTTCATCATGGTTGTAATAGATACCAGCAAACAAACCAGTGATGTTACTACCGTCCGCTTTACGTGCGTAGGCTATGTCTCTGTCTTGGACATGTCCCATGATGCACGACATGAACTTTTTTTGCAACATGAGTTTTGCACAGGTGACTGGTCTGCCCATGACTCCGCTCGTGAAGTAGTGGCAGTACGCGATGCCATCGATGATGCTTGGTTGTAGAAAAGGGATAACTTCCCAGCCGGTTTCTTCCAATAAGAAATGATCATAGCTCATTAGTCCTTCTAATTTTGGGTCAGCTTCAATAGCCCGTTCGATTCTCTGTTCATGGTTTCCTAGTAAGAATACCATACGAGGATTCCACATCTTCTTCTTGTTACTACGCAGTCGCTCCTGTTCTTTGCGGATAGGTAACATGAATTGATTCATAGCTTCGATGCCAGCTTCAATGTCAAGTGTATACCGTCGTCCCTCAAAAGACTTCTTCCCAACGTCATAGCTACTGAGACTTGGCATGTCCCAGTGATCCCCCAGATGAATGATAACGTCAGGCTTTGTTGCTGCAGCGTAGCGACCAGCCCAGTACAGGTGATCGATAGGCGTATCAGGTTTGACTTGCGTGTCAGGTATTACGAGGTGTCTCATTGCTTTTTACTCCATCCAGCAGGACAGGTTTCTGGTGTGTACCATGTGAATCCCTGTTTGTCTGCCCACTCTTGCATGGTGTATCTTGTCCCGTCGCTTCTACGTCTTGCTCCGGGCATAGCAGTTCTTGGGTTTTGGAAGACGAAGACCAACGTCTCCTTCTCGCCAAGGCATCTGCTAATATCAATATACTTCTTCGCTTCTGCTCTATCACGGAACCTCCCTTTAGCTTCAATATATATAGTAGAATGTGTACTGTAATATACAAAGTCTGGTTCGTAAGTTTTAACCTGCGTGTACGTTAGCTTGTTAACATGGTACTCGCACCTCTTGAACTTCTGGTGAAGATCATACTCGAACCAACTATCGTAGCCCTTTGGTATGTTACGTCTCGTTCTCTTCACTTGGTCTTTCCCATGTTTGATTAGGTTCACGACGTAGCCAGAGCAGCCTAGCGTTCTCAATAACACGCTCTTCAGACTCTAACAACTCAACACACTTATTGAACATCTCTATCTCTGTCAGTCCTTCAAGAAGCTTCTGAGACTTCTTATCACCAATACCATACACACCGACAATGTTATCAGCTTTGTCACCCATGATGATCTGACGATAGAAGAATAACAGACCTTCCTCTTTAGTAACAGAAGTCAGTTCACGTTTGTTGAAGTTGTAATGTCTGCACGGTACTTGCTGGAAGTCCTTGTCAAGACTGACGATGATGCTGTCAGGGGTGGAGGTAGCGTCGATAGCAATCAAGTCATCAGCTTCTTCACCTTCTGATACAACAGCGTTCCATTTCTCGATCAAGTATTTACGTATAGCTTCCAAGTGTACAGGCTTTTCTTTGTCCTTACGATTACCCTTGTAAGGCGCAGTTACAGCTATGTCGTTACGAAAGTTACCCTTACCTGTCAAGTAAACACGGTAGTCTGGTTCGCCTTCTATCTTTGTATATAGATCACTAACCAGTTCAGATAAGAAACTGCCCGTAGTATAACAGGCAGTCTTTTCTGATTCATCGTTACACTTGAATGCACAACGATAAGCTACGATGTCACCATCAATCAAGATCACAACGCTTCCGCTTCAGAGACGTAGTTCTCGTTGTACTCGATAAGATTAGTAACCTTCATCTTGATCATCGACGGCGAACGTCCGTCACCGATAGGCCAATCGTAATACCCTACGACAGCAACAGCCTCAGAACCGTTTGCAATCAACACGTCTTCAGGTATTTCAACACCTTCTGCATCGGTAAGACGCATAGGATTATTAGACTTCATAACAATGAAGAAGCCGCGATCATCGCCTTTGTTGGTTGGTGCTATACCCATCTCTTCGATAGCCTCAACAGCTTTGTCGCTGAGGTTTCCAAGCTGCACTTGGTACTTGTTACTGTACTTGTTAAGCTTGTTACGCTCACACCAGTAGATGTTACCGCGTACAGTGATAGGTGATGGTTTGTTTGTAGACATAAGATTCTCCTTAATGTGTCTCTGCCCAATTGTTGCCTACTCTATACTCGCCGTCTAATGGACATCGTAGGCTTAATGTCTCTCCGGCGATTCTGATAGCACGTACACCCATACGTCCAACCGTATCTGCGTAGTGTGCTGTTGTTTCTATCTGCCATTCGTCATGAACGTTAGCTACAAATCTATGTGGTATGTACAGTAACTTAGCATTCAAGATTGTCAAGGCTTCTTTCATAACGATAGCCCCGGCACCTTGCAGTAATGTATTTAATGCGGCGTGTTCTGATCTGACTCTGAGCTTTCGTCCGTCAAGCGCAGTAAGGATGCCTGATACAGCCTCCCTGTGAGTATTTCCTCTAACTCTTTCAAGAGACGGCGTGTTAGAAAGAAATGTTTCTTTAAGTCTGCGTCCAGTAACGCTATTTCCTCCAACGATAGCTCCGATCTTAGCATCTCCGGCTCCATACAGAAACGCATAAATGAATGTCTTTGCAAGAGATCTTGTCTTAAGTCCAGCTGCTCGTTGATTAGCCGTATGAATATCGCCATTGAGGATTTCATTGGTATAGTCTTCGTCATCCATGTAGTGAGCCAACATACGTAGCTCTAAACCGCTGGCGTCGATGCCAACTAACTTATTACCTTCATCCACTGTCCAACATGAGCGGCACTCTGTACCAAACGGTGCAGATACTGCAGGAACTTGAGCCATATTAGGTGATTGATGTGTCATACGCCCAGTGACTGCCCCGTTAGTGATGACTCTGCCGTGTACTCTACCATCATCTTGTACAGCTTTCAACCATGAATCTATCTGCGCCACACGTTTTTGTAGCATCATGTAACGCCCAACCGCCTTGGCTTCGGGAAGATTTATCCCTTCAAGTACCTTTTCATCAACGATGATGTTACCTTTCTCAGTCTTCTTGTCGAACTTTACACCAAGACATTGCAGTCGCTCTGCTATCTGCTTGCGTGATCCGGGATTGAACACTGTTACCTTATCCTTCAGGCGCTTGCCTGTCTTCTCAGAGATACGTTCTTCAACAATGGGTGGGAAGATAGCTTGTAGCTCTGACTCTATGTTGTTCATCTCAAACATAAGATCCATCATCAACTTTTCAGCGTAGGTTATATCTAGTTTAAATCCGTTACGTTCCTGCTCAGTCACGATCCAGCCCACACGATGCTCAAGATCAATACATTTCTCAGAAAAGCCCTCTTTAAATAGCTGCCTATCCAACCACTGGTGAACACGCTCAGTCAACTCAACGTCAGCGATACAGTACTTAATCATCTCGTCAGTCAGTCCACCGTCGTAGTCTGTGAAGTCGAGCTTCCCTGTTCCTCCAAGTATGGTTCCCCAATTACGCAATGAATGTCCGCCGTCTTGACTGGGGTTGTAGAGTCTGGAGAGGTAGAGAGTATCCACAACAAGATGCCTAGCAACCCGTACGTTCCAAACACGATCAAGAACACCCACGTCGAATCCGATGAGGTTATGTCCAACGATTTCGTCTGCATTATTCAACACCTTCTGTAATGTATCTGGTGAGGTGTGAACTTGTATATCGTTCTTCACCTTCGTAACTGCACACCAGATCGTTGAGTGGTCCAAAGTGGTTTCTATATCCAAGTAACAGGTATTCATTGTATCTCTCGTTCAGTTCGTTACGTTCAGTATCGTGGTTAAACTTCTTGTAAGTCTCCGTCAACTGTTCCTGTTCCAATATCCAACTCCCAATCTTGCTCATGGTAGATCATCTCCTCTATGTCTGCGAGTGTACGTAGATCAGCACGGTCAATCACATCACCGTCATCAAGACTAACAGCGAAGCATCTGTTGCACAAGTCTACAAACTCTTTGCTAACAGCGTATCTTCTTGTAGCTTCGTAGTCTGTTAGCTCTACGTCACACGCAATACATCTCACAACATTGTTTCCTTTTTAAACTCATCCAAGGACATCAACTGATCTTGCTCCAAAGCGTGCAGTTCACCCCATCCCAGATTGGTTATCGTGTCTCTGTTAAGTAACTTCTCTTTCTTACAGAAGCCTCCTAAAGAATACTCCGGAAACGTGCCTAACATCAACATATAATAATCACATGCCTTGTTTTTCTTGTCCAGCGCAGCAATTAATTTCCCTGTCCTGTACTTTGTAGTTTTAACATCTATCGTATGCGTGCCTACCAGCAAATCATGCACAGGCGCTTCTCCAATCTTCATATCAGGCCAGACATTTAATAGTTTCGCTGCCGCCAGTTCTGAAGCTATTCCTTCTAGATCTGTTTCGTAATCAGACTGTGGACCTTTCTTGCCTCTAGGTACTCCCTTCCTGCGAGCGTTGTTGTATCTCTCTTTGGCGAGGTATTCACACACCTCTTGCTCACCTCTCTCCAAACGTATAATCATAACGGTTGCTCCTCACGTTCATCACGTTGTGTTAGTCGTCCAGTAGCTTCGTTGTAGAACACCTCACACGCCTTGCCTGTCTTGCCCGTATATCGGTTCTTCAACACACGCAGCACGGTCGTGTTTCTGACAATGGCGTCGTCACTCTGACTGTTACGTTCAGCACCAATGACCGCATCAGACAGCTGTGCAATCGACGCAGAGCCACGTAACATACCAAGGCTAGTGACAGCACCGTCCTCCAATTGCTTCCCCTCAGGGCGTCTCAGGTGGCTTACAAGGAACATACAAATCCCCATCTCTTGTACGAACGTCCGCAGCTTAGTCATGATCATGTCCAAGGCACGTCGCTCATCACCGTTGCTCTGGTCAGACACCAAGATAGAGACGTGATCCAGTACGATATAACGT